GTCACCCATAGCAACAAGGCGTGTGCCAGTGGTGTTTGCATATAGCGACTGATAACCAACAGCCGCATTAGCCGCACCAGTGGTGTTTGCATAAAGGGACTGATACCCCACAGCCGTGTTGTTGGATGCGGTGGTGTTTGAGTATAGAGATTGATGCCCTAACGCTGTGTTATTATCACCTGAATTTGTCGTACTATACATAGACTCATGTCCGATAGCCGTATTACCAACTGGGCCACCACTGGCGTATAAAGCACGATACCCTAATGCTGTGCCACCACCCGTTCCTGCTGTTTGACCATAACCTGCTTGATAACCGATAAAGGTGTAAGGAGTGCCTGTCGTATTACTATACCCAGCCTGATACCCCACAGCGGTGTTTTTGGATGCGGTGGTGTTGGAGTTTAGTGCTTCTCCACCAATGGCTGTGTTGTAACTTCCTGATGAGTTTCTCAGAGTAACATCCCCGACAGCTACGTTACTGCTACCAGTAGCGCCATCCCCAGAGTAAGAACCGACAAAAACGTTATATCCTTGTGTCGTCAAAGCCGTTCCAGCAGAATAGCCAATTGCTGTGTTTCTTGTGCCACCAGAAGCAATGCTATCCAGCGCAGTATCACCCAACGCCACGTTGTTTGAACCAACAGGGTAATTCCCGTCAAGTTTAATCGTGCCGCCGTCTACTGATACGTTGCCAGCAACAGTGAGGCCGTCTGTGACTGCTGTGCCATCAACATTCAGGCTAGTGTCAGCTTGCAGGGTGGTGAAGCTGCCAGCAGCAGCAGAAGATGCACCGATGGTTGTTCCGTCAATGTTGCCGCTGTCAATGTCCACCTTGCTAATGTCTACCTCACCTGTACCGTTCGGCGTTAGAGCGATGTTACCGTTCGTGTCGGTGCTTGAGATGGTGTTGCCGTTGATGTTGATGTTGTCAACGTCTAGGTCACCTGTAATATTCGCAGAACCTGTGATTGTGAGTGTGGTAGTGTCGATGGTTACAGCGGTAGAAGCATCAATGTCAAGGGTAGGTGCAGTAATTTCAACTTCAACGTCTGCGTCAATATCAAGTTGACCATCTGCACTTGATACAATTTTAAGTGCAGTATCACGGAAATACATATTGCCTTGCAGATACGCATCTTTGTAGAGCAGTGAAGATGTACCCAAGTCAAGTGTATTTGTCGTCTTTGGTTTAACCTCGGTGGCACTTACAACAAGGTCTTGTACAGGACCAACAACTGTAATTGGTCCACCTTCTGCTGAAGTACCATCGTGTGTATGACCTGTGGACGAGTTAAATGCCGCTTCAATAGCGTCATACTCTCCATCAATATCACTAGCCGAAATTATATTCCCGTCTGCAATATTGTTACTGACATCATTTCTAGTGTAACCAGTACCCATTTTAACCTACCTTCTGTCGTTTATACCATACTCAACTGTCAATGCGTCCAGTGAAAATGGTGGGTCGCTATTGTCTGAAGTAAACTGAAATGAAACAGCAAACCCAGAACCTATTACTTGTGCCTCAAAAAGTTTCTGCAACTTGCTACCATACGAAGTTGTATCATATGTACCTGTCCCGTAAAATCCTACAACACCTGTAGTGTTCGCAAAACTAATTGGTGCTGGTTGTATTACATTCTGACCATCAAAGTCTAGTTTTAAACTTACATCAAAGTTGACACTACCCTGTGGGTCAGTATACAAAAACAACTTGTAAAATGTCTTACGTACACGTGGGTCTTGAATAGGTAGATGCGGTGTAGCAAATGTAGTTTGAATATTGCTGCCATCAAAACTATTGCCAGACTCCATCTGATACAAGTAGCCATCGTCATTTGCAAATAATACTACTTCAGTGGTAGCATTGTAATTGCTATCAGATACATATGCCCTTATGCCACGTATTTCTGCAAAACCTGTACCAGCACCGCCTTGTTCAGCAAATTGTGTAGCAATAATACCTTGAGCATTTTCCTGTTTAATATTGTTATTATACCCAAGCAATCTATATTGTGACTTTTCTCTTATTACTGTGCTTGCATACGAAGTATTGGCAGCAATAAAGTCTGTAATGTTTTTCTGAATTGGCTTAGATATTGCAGCAAGCCCAAAGTCACCAATTCGTTCTGTAGCACTTAACAGTCTCAGTCCATCTGGACCAAGAAACATAATGTCGCCACCAATCTCTTGAATTGTGTCACCTTCAATACAACCTATGTCTTCTGTTATTGGCTGTAATGTAAAGTCTGCAACAGTGTTACCCTGTAACTGCTGAATGTTTCTTTCTGTAAATACAATTAACTGTTGCCTAAATACAACAAGTCCTGTAATTACACCACCTACATTAATTGAACCAGAACCATTTGCTACTGAAAATGAATCATCTGTATATGGTTCTGTAAATGTAAGTGTGGTTCCTTTACCAAAAAATAATGCTTTTTTAAATTCTCTTACATGTGTAGCACTAATTACGTCAGAAGGTGCATCATTTAATACTGTAAATGTTGAACCATCATATAACGCAGGTGCATTTGCTCCATCTACTATAGCAATTTTTTCAGTGCCTGTCAAGTTGTATTTTGCAAATCGTGTTCTTGTTGCACCATCACGACTTGTTGACAAGAATGTAATTGCTGCATTATCTGCTGGACTGCTATCAAGTGCCGGATTTATTGTAAGTGTTGCTGCACCTGACGTTACTGTTGCATCTGCAGTTACTGTATATATAAGGTCTACACCAGCAATTTTAAATACATCACCTGCTTGTGGCGCACTTGTAAGACCATCTATGTCTAGGCTAGTACCTGTTTGGCTACCGCCATTTACAAGTGGAGTTCCGTAGTTAGGAACATTTATATGCGTATAGCCACTACCTGATGTACTAAAGATATTGTCATTCTTAGCAACAAGTGCAATATCTTCCCAACTTGCTACACCTAATGCTAAATAATTAGATGTTGTACTTGTAAATGTAACTTCAGCAGCATTTGCTGGGCTTGAATCAAGGCTGGTTGTAAGTGTAAGTGTAGCCCTGTTGTTTGTGCCATCAAATGTGACACCAGAAGATGCAATTGTGTATGTTCCAGATACGCCAGCAATTGTAAGGGTGTCGCCATCTTCAGGTGTAGTATCTATATTGCCAATTATAAGTGTTGTGCCAGATTGACCAGAGCCATGTACAACAGGCAAGCCATATGGCGGTATTAAATTGCTATCATATTTATCGTAACCTTCAATCCTGCGATAACCACCTTCAACTGAAGGCTCAAAGTTACGAAGAATACGTGCAGAACCCGGTGCATTTACGCCCTGTTGCAAAGGGCTTAAATTTGTTACCAGACCACCACGAAACTCTACAGGATAGGTTTGCCATCTGTCTGCCATGTTGTATTATCCTAACGGCAGTCTAGCGTAGCCAATTCTACCACCACCACCTGTATTTTGAGGTATCATGTATGACCGCACATAATGGTAACGATTAATAATCATAGAACGCATATGTTTAATGCCTTCTTCAAACTTTTCTTTTGCTACCAATGCATCCTGTGTATTGCCACGGAAAAGATAAGCATAGTGCATAGCACCATCTGTAATTACATGCTTAAACCTATCAGGAATATCTGGCACATCGTCATATAATTCAAGGTCAACTGGAATACGATAATATTCATAGACAATTGTATATGCTTTGTCAGGAGCAGGTGTCATAATGTATTCAAGAGATGGCGTATGCACAACTCTATTTGGAACACCCTGACCATTTGTATCTGATGTGTATTCTTGGTCTACGTGTTTTTCAAGATATTCTTCATATGCAAGTGTAGGAAGTTTTACTGTATCATTTCCAAGTGTGCTATTCTTTTTTATTCTAAATGTATCAAAGTCAATTACTTTACAATCAACAGGAAATGGATAGCGCGATAAACCAACAGAAAGCGTATCTTCTTGTTCTACGTGATTAAAAGGCCATTCGTATTCCGATTGATTAATGTAACGCAGAGAAGCATTAACAGCATCCTTTGCGTGTGCGTAGAAACCTGTTGCCGTGCTAAAGTTAGAGGAAGTAAGTTCAACTTCGTTCAAACGGCGGTTGACTTCATTTACTAATCCAAGAAAGTTATAAGCCATGTATTTTACTTCTCTCTGATTGTAATCTTAATAGTACGTTCAGCAGTGCTTCCTGTGCTATCAGTCATGCGGCATGTAAATATATATTCACTGTTATTTACACCACCAGCAAGATTAATTGTAGCAACAGTGCTTGTGTTTGACTGTGATACATTTTGAATACTGTCAGTAACTGAACCGCCAGAAGCTGTAGTTAAATCTTGTCCTGATGCAAGCGCAGTTTTACCAATATCATCTGTCTGTACATACCATGAAACAGAACTAATAGTAGCGGTATCAAGAAAACGTGACCAATCTACGCTATAATCCAGCGTTTCATCTTTATCTTTAATAGGCCAACGATATGACATTAATATATCTCCGTTACATAAACAGTGCGTTCAGCTGATGTTGATTGTCTTTCAATATACACTGTTCTGTTTTCAAACTTTATAAGCACCGTTCTGTCATCTAACGTTGTACCACGAGGAATATACACTTTCCTATTTTCAAACGGTATATCTATTGTTCTTTCTGCTGTTGTAGACATTAGGCTGCTCTTGCTATCTTAACTGTTCTAGCACGGCTATATTGACTAGCAACAGCTTGGAAGTCAAATACAACAGCGGTCTTTGTTATTGTTCCTAGTGCTGTTGTTGCCTGTATGCCTGTAAGAGCATGTGTATTACTAAACGTAAAGTTACCGTTAACTGCACCTGTAGCACTAACACTACCTAAAACCTCTGTAGGTTTCTCTTCAAGTATATTGACAGTGCCTGTTGCCTGAACACCTGTCAGTGTTACTGTATTGCTATGCTCTAGGGTTCCTATCGAGCCTGTAGCACTTACGCTGCCAAGTATTTCTGTAATATTAACTTGAACAGTATTTACAGAGCTTGTGGCACTTACACTGTTTAAAGCCTCTGTTGGTTTTTCTTCTACAGTGTTTACAGCACCTGTACCTTGAACACCAGTAACAGGAGTGTTGATATTTTCCTTAACAGTGTTTACAGAGCCTGTTGCAGAAACTCCAGTAAGTGTTACCTTAATAAAGGCATTTACTGTGCCTATTGAGCCTGTAGCACCGACACCTGTAGATATACGTTCTGTAATATCTACTTCAAAACCACCCGCTACAACATTGGCAATAGTACCTGTAGTTGATACACCACTAATACTAGCAACAAGATTAATTACGCCATATTCAGATATTCCATATAAACCTGAACCATATCGTGCAGACTGTGCTATGATTGCCATAGCCCACTCCTTATGCGATACGAATTACAGCGTTGCTTGCATCGGCAGCAGGAAATTCAATTGTCAAGTCACCAGCAGTAGCACTCACAGTGCCACCAAAGTCAATTACAGCAATTGCTTTATTACCTTGCGAGGCATTATAAATAATACAGCCATCAGCAGATACAGTAACATCAGCAAATACTTCATCTGTAAAATCAACAATAGCGGTAGAACTAGATAGTGAAATCGTTGCACCATCAAGTACCTGACCGCCAGCAGAATAACCAGTACCCGATGCTTCATCAGAGTTACCAGTTACGTCAGAATAATTCGTTGTGCTGGCATTGTAAGTGCCAGTCGGTGTAGCTTTAATCAGAGCAAGTTTAATTGAATCAGTATCCAAATCATGGACACCGCCAAGAAGTTCTGTCTTAAAGCTGTTACACATTGCAGTTGTGATTGCCATGATTTGTGTGTCCTTTATTTATAATAAACGAGTGGAAGGGGCCAGTTGCCCAGCCCCTTCACTTAATTAGGCGAGTGTGTCGCGGTCAACTTCGTTAGCAGTGCGTGGTGCGGTCATGTCTACAACGAGTGCGTAGATACGTGCCTTACCAGCAGTACCTGTACCAGTGACAGTTGATACAACGTCAATGGTGTCGGCACCAGTCGTACCTTGCGGCACGGCGGCTTCTGTGACGATGTCGCCAACTGAACCAGACTGCAGGTTAATTGCGGTCACAATGTCAGCAGACCCGATTGACAGGTCAGCAACGTGAGCAGTTGAACCAGCACATGCTTCAGTGATGACTGCACCAGCGGCAAGTACCATGCAGTTAGCAGGAATGCTAACGGCAGTTACAGTACCAGATGCGGTAGGAAGGGTTACTTCGGCTTCGTAAACACGAACGCCTTTAGCAACGGTTTGTGAAAGAGTAGCCATTGTCTAAATCCCCCCTTATACCAAGTTGTACTTGGCGTTAACAAGACCTTCAGGACGAAGAATCTTGCGACCGTACAGGTGCATACCACGAACGATGTCAGCAAAGCTGTCAGGGTCACGGTAGGTTTCAGTCTTGTTAATCTGCTCTGCAGTAGCAACAGCAGAATCGTGACCAGCAACCATCAAGCCGTAGTTGGAAGCGTTAGTACCACCAGTAGTAGATGGACCTGTACCAACTGAAGGCAGGTTGTTAGAAACGTAGACACGGAAACCGTGCAGGTTATTCAGGATGAGGCCATTCTGCAGACCTGCACCACCGAAATCAGAGTTCAGAAGACGTGAATCTTCGTCCATCAAGATTTCTTTGAATACAGGGTCAATAACCAGCCAGCGGCCTTGGCTATCAACATTCTGCTGGTCCAGTTTACGTGCCATACGAGCAACAATCTGCAGTGCGTTGGCATTACCTGAACCAACAGTTGCAGAAGTCGCGCCACCAGCACGAGCCTGAATACCAATTGAGGAACCTGCGGAACCGCCGAAGTCGTCTGCTTCCAGTTTCATGGAAGACAGAAGTTCGTCAGAACCTGCAGTTGAAACAGCCTTTGAACCGTTAACAGTGGTGTTAACAGTGTCTGCATTTCCATGCAGAGCAGACTGCTTGTAACCGCACAGGTAACCAAGAACGTCTTGGTCAAACTGGTCGGCAAGGCGGTAAGCAGCACGGTCACTTGCCAGAGACTGGAAGTTAACGTGGCTGTGTGCCTCTTCAATGTCGTCAACCTTGAATGCAAAGTAGTTAGCTTTGTCAATCGTCAGGCTGAAGTCTTCATCGTCTAGGTCTTGTGCAGTGATTTGAGTACCACGTGCATAAGCCGAAACGGAAATTTCGGGTTCCTTGATAATCTTAACGGAATCACCCATGTTAGCAATCTCACCGAAGTAATCGGAGTTGGTGATTGCTTCAGCAACAGCAGACTTGCGGAAAGCAAGTTGCACCTGTTTGCTGTAGATTACAGGTGAAAAATTGCCGTTAGGAAGATTACCATACCCGGCTGCAGTAGTAAAAGCCATGATATTTCTCCATTATGTTAGGCATTTTCAACAGATGCAAACTTACCAGACTAATCAGAGGCTGATTCACTATGGGTGCGTATCATATCTAGTTGGCCTACCAGACAATTAACGGGCCATGCTCTTCAGGTAATCCGTAAGACGGTACTGTTTGCGTGATTGTGTAAGCAGGTAGCGAACCCACTTACACTAATGATGACTATAGTTATACTTAGAAACAACTATTTGTCAACACTTTTTTTTTATCTGGCTGAACCAGACATATCATAGATAAACTTTCCTGTCCGAATAGCTTCCATGATTTCATCAGAATGTTTCTCATATTCTTGAGGCGACATTTTCTGAACTTGAGATTCACGTAAGTAAGTAGATGCCTCATCTTCTTGCGGCTTGCTACGTGAGTTACGTGCATTAACTGATTTTGCTGCATCTTTGCTGCTAGAGGATTTTTTAGTTGTAATACCCTTGTCAGCTTTATACAAGTCAATTGCTCGTGCGGCAGACTTTGCATCATTGTCATTTTCATACAATGCTTCTTGTACCCATTTAGGCTGTTCTTCAGCCCACTCGTGGAAATCATCACTGTCACGAATCTCGTCAAAGTCAGGATGCAGTCGCATCAATTCTGCTTCTGCCTTCTCTTTCTTTGCTGACAACTGCATATCGTCAATTGCTTTCATACGCTCTTCAAGTTCACTTGCTTGTTCACGAGCCTTTTTCATTGCAATTGTTTCAACGATGGCTGCTACATCAGGATAATCTTTTGCCCATTGTTCAATGTCTTCATCAGACTTGGGCAGCTTCATTTCCTTTTTAGTAGCATCAGACAGTTGAGATTTGAGTTCGTTTAGTTGTTCTTGGAACTCTTTTTCTTTTTCCTGCATATGCCTACGCAGGTCACCGTAGCGTTTTTTAAATGTTTTTTCTTCTGCGTTTACTGGTTCAGCTTCTTGTGGTTCCGTATCTTCTTGCTCTTCTACTGCACCCTTTTGCTCTTTGAGCAGTTGTTCCAGTTCTTCTTCTTCCATTTTGCGTTTTTCTTCGTTAGTGTATTTACGATTTGCAAACGCTACTTTCTTTTGTGGCTGCATTTCTTCAGCCATAATTGTTTCAGACATTTTGTCTTCTCCTTACTGGGGCCAACCGTAGCCACGTTGGGGTGGGGGATTAGGGTAGCCAGTTTATGCAACAGATTTATGCTGCTGTTGCTTCAGCACCTTGCCCATTAAGTTGAATGAGCAAATCTTCTTCAATTCCTGTGTTGTCAACTTCATCGTAGTCAGTGTAGACAACTCCATCTTCTGCAACCATTCTGTGGTTTTCGTTGATAAGAGTGTAGAGAATCTCTTCTTTGTGTAGGGCTGGAATTGCTTCTTTAGCATCCTTGACACGTTTCCATTCACCGTTTTCAAATATGGCGTGATTTCCAGTAACCTTAGTAGTTCCGTAATTATACCATGTTTCAATAAGACCATCGCCTTGAATGGTTGAATACACACGCCCACCAAGTTTAAGTTTATCACCAATCTTGATGTCTTCAATGTTTTTGGTTGTCCCATCTTCCATGATAAATTTAGTGCCAGCAGCAAAACAAGATGAGCCACTTGGACTGTCATTACCCGGAGGACCATCACGACCATCTCGGTCGCGACCTTGGTCACCCATGCTGTTGCCGCCAGAAGGTGCGCCACCATCATCATCAGGTTCAGAACCGCCACCAGCACTTGGGCTACCGCCTGTATCTGTTTCACCTGTAGTATCTGTTCCACCTGTGCTTGGACCCTGCCCCTTTTCTGATGCTGGTGGACCACTTCCACCGCCTCCGGGAGCAGCAGGTGCGGAAGGTCCACTTGGACCCGGCTCATGACCTTTTTCTTGATTGTATTTGTCTAAAACTTCTTTATTTTCTTCAGGCGTTCCCAACAAAGAACCTTTAGTGCCATCTTTAAAATCAACTTGAACTACAGTACCTTTAGGCGTTTCTACTTGATTAGATTCGTTTACAACACCAAGACCAAAATCTGTTGCCGTAATATTTCCTGTATCAGAACCTATAGTACCTGTATTTTTTTCTGCCAAGCTATAAGATGCCTGTGTTGGGCTAAATCCTAGCATAGATGCGCTAATTGGCTGGGACTTATATGCAGTACTTGGCATTGCTTCCAGTCTCTCTTTTGAAATAGTAACATCATATCCAAGAGTATTTGACACAGCAATATCAAGTGTAGATTTTAATCCTAGTTTGCCCATTGGTGTAGCCGCATCAAGTCTTGGAGCAGAATACCTAGAAGGACCAAATCCAAAAGCACTAGCTACACTAGAACCCATATATCCTGCAGATGGAGTTCCAGAAAATACTGAAACAGGCTGTCCTGTTATTGGACTGTAGCCTTGTGCCACAGTACCGCCCATAGCACCCGGAATATTAGACTGCCCAAATACAGCACCTGTACCGGGGTCTATTGTTCCAAAATTTCCATAAGTAGGAGATTTTCCAAATCCACCTATTAAACCGGGAAGACCAAGAGCAGCACCTGCCACTGCTGTACCTAATCCGGCTAATGTACCAGAGCCAGAAGTGTAACCTAATGACGCTGCAGCACTTTTCATGTCACCGCCGCCCATTTCATCTTGGCTTCTATCCCCACCTTCTCTAACACTTGTTTGACCAGTTGTAGGTGCTACAGCATCAGGAACTTGCTCTTGTATTTCTGCCTCTGGATAAAATCCTTGTGGAATTGGATACAGCGGCTTTCCATCTACAAATGGAATCATGCGCACTTGACCTTGCGCATTTACATATCTACGTAATTCATCATACGCACCTGTTGGCGTAGGAATTATATCTTCAAATCTTGGACCTGTGTAAGGCTCTGGTGTATATGTAGCTGGTCTAAATTGTTGCTGAGAAGGTACATTATATATACCATAATCTATTGGCTGTTGTTGCGATACCTGCTGTCCGTATGTAGACAGATAAGATGGCTGCTGTTGCATAACACCAGTTCCGGGCAATGTATATGTACCGTAGCCCTGTCCACTGTATTGGCCCGGAACATAACCACCAATCTGGTAATTGTACTCATCTTCTTCTATGTCAAGGTCTTCTAGTGTAAAAGGAATATCATCAGGAAGTGTGGCTTCTTCACTATTACCCATTTGACCCATTGCTTCCATACGAGCAAGCCCTGCTTTAGCCCGTTGCCGCATTTCCATCAATGTCTCAAGTCCGTAGTAACGAACTACATCTGCAGGAAAAACAAATTCGCCTTCACTTAGTTGGGCGGGAATGTCGTCACGAACTTCCTCTTTCAATGAACCCGGTGGAACTTCGTTACCTGATTCTTCGTCAACAGAACCGCCTTCATCCATAAGGCCGCCGTTTTCAAACATTTCCATTTGTTTTGCAATAGACATAGCGTTACCACCCTTATTAAACATTCTAATCTTGCCATCTCTTGTTTTTACAGCAAGTTCTCTTAATTGACTTAGAGTTGGTTTTTTTACATTTTTAGCCAAGACAAGAGGTCCAACTTGAATTACTTCATCGGCCTCAAAGACAGGCATACCAGTTTCCTTATTATAAAAGGCACTGCCTCTATAGGGATTCATTCCAACTTGTGTCCACCCAGATTTAGGATCGGCAAGTAATTTTCTGGCTTCTTCCTGTAATACATAAGGGTCTTCTGGTACATATTCACCAAAAATACGGGCTATTGTAGATTTGCCCATAGGCTTATCTTCGCCAGTTTTTGCTACAGTTCTTTTTCCTCTTGCAATATCTAGGGCTTCTTTTGATTTTGAACCAAAACTAATATTTTTTAATCGTATTGCTTGACCAAAACCAACTACAGAACCAGCATCTTTTGTTCCATCGTGTATTGATACTACCCATGTGTCGTAATTATTGTATGCTGGGATATCAAGCCTAGATGATACCTTTTGCCCCGGTTTTAAATCAAAACCTTTTACACCAAGTATTCCGAATTTTCCTGCCTTTTTCCCTAAAGAGCCAGTAACTTCGGTTACAGTAGGCATTTCTGGCATATTATCTGCTGTATATAATTGAGGAGCAGGTATGGCACTTTGTATTTCTTCTCTTGCCTGTTTAGAAGTTATTCTACCTTCAAATAAATCTTCGGCAGCTTTTTTAGATACTTCTGGATTTGCTTGACGTTGTGTTTCGGGCAGTTTATTTTGTTCTTGCCATTCCATCATTTTATCTGGATTATCTAAAAGTTCTTCTGCATTTTGAATATCTGACTTACGAAGTTTGCTCGCTGTTTTCCTAATACCTTTTCCAACTATATCTCCAGCGACAGGCAAAACTCCAACAAGACCTGCAACACCTTCAATACCAGCACCAACGTAATCTTTTTCTTTTAGTTCTTTAACAACTCTACCAGCGGATGCTGCTTCTCCAATTCCCGGAAAAGACTCAAAAAATATTTCTTTTGCATCTTGCTTTGCTTCTGCTAATTTTTCAGGTGTTACAGGCTTTGAATCCAGCATCATGTCATCGGGAGATAACATTTCTTCTGTCTGCTTATTAACATCATCCATTTACTGCATCCCTTAGTTTCTTCATACTACGCAACACTGCAATTGCACCTTGCGCACGATGCATAAGAATTGTATTATCACCTTGTTCAAGAGTACGATGATTTTGTTCAATCAACGCATCAATATAATTACTGAAGTGGTCCCATTGCCGCTTGTTGTTGACCAGCGGCTTGAGTTTGCTCAACAGTTCCTTGTCCATTGTTTGCACTAAATCCTTGTTCGCCCGGAGTAGGAACCATTCCTACACCCATTGTGCCACCACCAGCACCTGTTGGGTCCATAGCATCCGCACCTGCTACAACACCTTGCTGCTGCTGTTGCATTTGCTCTTGCTGCATACCCTTCATAATCTCTGCTTGAATAGCGGCATCATTCATGTTGTTAGTTACTTTGTCGGGGTCAAGGTCCATTGCCTTTGCGATTTCACGAATAATGTATGGAAACTTTGCAAAAGGAGCAAGTGATGGGTTGCTTGCAATCTGCAAAAATTGCATAAGTCGTTGGCTACGCACTTCATTTGCCATGAGGCTTTCTGTGCCACGTGCCTTCACTTCTAAATCACCTTTTATTTCTGGGTCAAAATCAAACTGCATATTAAAACGAAACAGTCCTTCACCAAGAGGACGAAGAAGATAATCATCTACGTTTTTAATAACTGTTTTGATTGAACCTGCAGCAGCACCCATAAGCATTGAAATACCACTAGCCGTGCGTCCTACACCAGTTACACCTGTTTGACCATGCGCAAAGGATGGAAAGCCTGTGCTTTCATCTGCAAGAACACGAGCCTTATCAAACATCATCATGTTTTCACTAGACACGTTAGGATACTTTGTACCAAAGATAGCTTGTCCCGGTGCACCGCCTTGTCTGCGGAATACCTTGCCCGGATATACTGACAAGTCTTGACCCGGCACAAGGTTTGTTTCATCAACTTCAATAAGCAAATTCCCTGACAATACTGCATTATCAACAGCCATACGCATAAAGCCATTCATCAGCGTCTGTGTATCGTCCATGTTCTCTGCAATGCCAATGCCAAAGAATGAATACGGATTCAGTTCATATGGAGCAGCATGATATGGAATCTTTGCTGGCTTAAATGGATTAAGAACCATGCGAAGAAGTTTATTATTGCAAATCCAGATGTTTGCTTGCAACTCATCAAAGTCATCAAACTCACGTGGAATTTCTACACCTTGTTCTTTGAGCATTTCGGTATCAACCATGCCCCAATACTCAAGAACTTCAAAGCGGTCAATACCATGCTCTGGTGCATAGTCTTCTAGGTCATCTTCCCAATACTTTTTAGTGTAATTTTCGCCATGTTGAATTGCTTCATCAATAACTTTGCTACGAAAGTATGGACGCTTTTTCAATGCACGAAGTTGTGTACGTGACATCTTATGACGTTCAATTACAAACTGTGCTTCATCCATATTGTTTGCATCTGGGTCTGGATAAAAGTTCCAGACAGATACATGAGATACTTGTGGTACAGTTTTAAATACTGGTTCGTATTCGCCGTCTTCATTCCAACTAGGATACTCTTTGTCTACAGCAAATGGACCTTTCATTACGCCAGTACCAAAGAGTGCCATTTCAAATGCAGTGCTACGTAGATATTTGCTTGCACTAGACTCCTGCAACTGGTCGTGAATTTTTTTCTGCATCTTTTTAGCAGCAATCATTGCTGGGCTAAATGTAATTGCAGTAGGTGTAGTACCCGGACCTTTTACAAGTTTATCTTCTACTGGTGCAAGTTTATTTTTAAGTGCGCCAAGTCTATCCATAAGTGTCTTAGCTGTGGCACCGGGTGGTAAATCTTCTCCATCGCCTTTATAGCCATATGGGCTTTGCAGTTCTGCACGAACTTCATCAGGCATTTGGGGGTCAAAATGCACATCGCCTTCTACACCTTCAGGAAGTTCCGTAGGTTCAATGGAAAGAGGAAATTGATTGTTTGCAAATAATACGTCAGCAATCTGACCATAGGCTGCAAGTGTTTTAGTTTTTGTTACTTTAATAAATACGCGAGACTTTTCTGCCTCAGTAAATTGCACATCTGGACCATAAAGACCACGATAATTACGATATGCTTTTAGCCAACGCTCTTCATCATTATACCGATAATCTTCTGCACGTGTATATTTTTCCATAATGAATGGGACAATGCCAGAAACATCGCTATCTTCCTGCACAGAGTTTTCTGTATCTTCCAATGCAATAGCATCGTCTTCCATCATGATTTCATCATCAGCCATGTTGTTTTTCCTTTAATAGCCAAATGTGCTGTCTGCAACTCTCATGCCACCACCGGGTCTACCCATTGGGTCATAGTCAAATATACTAAACCTTGGTCTTGACATTATACCATACCGAAGAGCGTCATACAGGTGGTCTTCAGACGTTGTATCAATGTCTTCTGGGTTTTTCTTGTCAATCGGCAATGCTGGCAATTGTGAGATAAGATTGGTGCAATTGTTAAAGATAACAAGTCTAGGTTCCTCTGTGTATTCATCTATCTGCAGTCTGCGGTGTATTTCGTTTTTACCAGCAACACGACTGCCTTTACTTCTGTCGGATGGTCGCCAGCGGCAACCCTTTTGAATCATTTGTTCTGCGAGACTTGGCCCAGTGTCACCTCTCTTGTGCCATAGACTGCTGTCAAGAACGCCATACTTAATATTCCCATCTTCTGCCTCTAAGTCCAGTACCATCTCTGCCAAGTCTGTTGCAAGTACTTTTGATACGTAAAGTTCTCTGTAGACAATAAGCTGCTCTGATGGAGAGACTGCGAACCAAAGTACACCGCTATAAGACCCGTAACCATAATCGCAAGCACGAAACTTAACCCAGTTACTAGGGATACGATAAGGCTCAACAACATGAATATTGCGGTCAAACTCAGTAAACGCTGCCCCTTCTTTAATATCCCAATCACCTTCCAAAAGCTGCCTTCTTTGTTGCTCTGGTAGTGACAGAAGCATTGCTTCGTAGTCACCTGATTCGGATAAGTAAGGATTATCAGTAAGTCTCGCAGGGATAAATCTCCGTTTGAACAGAGGTTTTCCTGCTTTTGCGTGTCCTGCAGGATATCGCAGCACTTCATTGGTTTCAATGTCTGTGGCATCAAATGGCTTCCCGTAAGGTGCTGGGTCAATGAACATTTTCTTTACCCAGTGATGTCCTCTACCTCCGGGGTTTGTTGTGGCTCTCATAAAGATAGGCAAATCAGGGGCAGTGGAACGTAGACGACTTCGCATGTAATTCCATGCATATGGTGTGGCCCATTGTGTCAACTCGTCAAACCCTATCCAGCTAAACGCTAGACCCTGATAACGCAAGACGTCATCATCCCTATCCAGATATGACATCCACAACCTTGCGCCAGATGGTGCGGTCCACTGCATCTTCCTTTCTGACCACTTTATTCCGGGCCAGATTTTTGGGTACAACTCCTGCGACTTAAATATGAGTTCACGCAGTTCTTCAGTTGTATGCCGAAGCAGCAATCCACTAAATGATGGATGCCCCATATATCTTAACGGGTCTGCAAGCATAGCGTAGGATTTGCCCACAGCATTATCTATACATATTTCCAATTAGGGTAGTTGTTGGATTTAAGCCGGTGTATTAACCTCTGCCTTGAGTATCCTATACTACGTGCAGCTATCCTAACTCCATCATATACAACACCATCAATACTTACTTGTTTTCTATCTTGTGACTCTATCATCTTTTGTTTAGATTCACTATTATACATAGGATTGTATTCACTTGAAAACAAATTTGGGTGACTTTTAACTACTTCTTTTCTATGCATAGGATTATTATGTAAAAGCATTTTTGTATTACCGCCGCCTACTGCAACATTATAATACTTTTTATCTTTGACTTGTTCTTCAGTAACAAGTTCTGCTTCTCTTAATAATGCATCCTCGACACAATCAAACTGTTCAAACTCGTAAGTAAAATTGTGTTTCCCATATTTTCTTAGTGCTTCTCCAAATGGGTATTTTGAAGATAGGTGTTCTTTCATCCTTCGCTTAAAGTTATTGGTAACACCAATATAAATACGGTTAGAAGGCGAAGTAGCCTTGTATAAAAGATATTGCATTTAACTACCTCTTGGTACTTCATTACATAATGTAATGGTATAGATAATGCTGCGGACTATATCTTCACCCTGTTGTCTGCAGGGGCTGGGCGCTTCGACCAATATGGCCTACTCCTTGCGGATAGTCTCTGAACCTTCCTCTTTCGAGGCTTGGCTGCTGATTGCCCTTATCGGGTTTCCAGCAGTTCACCCAGTTTATTTTGACGCATTACTGCGAAAGGTGGCAACGTGTCAGACTTTAACATACCACCAGCACTACCGCCGTATAAAACCTCTCTTTCAGAAGCGGCCAAGAAATCTGTCTGTGGCCCGGCGTTAGGCTTAAAAAGAACATTTGCATGTTCCTCTATATTAGATGTTTCGTATTCTACCTCTGCAATCTTAACCGCTGGCCTTTGCGCCTGTTCTGTTTTCTTCAAGGGCTTCCGCTTTGGCGATTGCCGCTTGCGCATAACTTGCCCACTTGCGGAGGCTTGCAGCTTGGTTCTTACGCTGTCGTTCATTCGCTATCCTCTTCCTTAATCCTACGTGTGAAATGTATCTGCCTGTATTTGCACTCAACCAATTTGCCACTTCACGATACGAGTATTGGTTGACGTATTTTCTAGCCTTTTCAAGCAAGTCTAATTCAGTTTTAATAGGGTCAAGAATATCGGGGTCTTCTTCATTTTGCTTGTAGCCAAATGGTACAGTCCTTGCAATGCGAGGTATCTGTACCCATTCGTCTTGTTCTTTTATGTCTGTTGGCTGTGGAAGTTTCCACTTGCCTACGCTTCTAGTCGTCATCTTCTACAACTGCTTTAGGTGGCATCAACATAACACCGCCTGTTGCTTCTACTTGCATTTTTTCTGTCTTTACCAAACCTGTGCGGTCAAGTAATTCTTTAGCAGCAGCCATCTTGTCACGAATACCAAGTTCAGTCGGGTCAGTCAATGCACCAGTCATGGCTACGGCAGCACGTGGAGCATTACGTGCCATATACAGTTGAGTAGCTTCAAGAATTTCTTCTTTAAGGCCATTCACGATAAGTGTGGTAGCTGTACCTTCTGCATAACCAGCAAGTTTTTTAGCCAGCACTACATCCCCATTAGCTTCATCAAACAACACATCAAGAAACTTCTGCTGTTTTTCATTTAGTTGTCTAGCCATATTAAAATGCTCCATTGTGCATTGCGTTCGCCAGTTTTATTGAACGTAATTTTACCTGATTTGCCCACCTGCTGTCAAGCATTTCTTTTGCTGCAATATCAAATTTTTCTTCGTGAATGGCGTTCCACATTTTTTTAAATTTACACAGTCTAGGCACACCCATATTAAATGCCATGTCTACCAATATAAGTTGACGTACAGCGTCTAACCCGTCTACGCAAGGGTGCGCACGTAACAGTTCATCCTCAACAATCTGCACGTCATTCTCTGCTAAATACCGTGCATCTGCTTCAGTAATGCCATCCCGATAAATCAAATCTATATGCGGAATGTCCATGTGGTCCAGTTCTTCTTTACTAATGCCACGGTCTTTTAGGTTACGTCCACTACCAATTGTGTCAATGCCAAGTGTATCTTGATAAACATTCAGAACCATGCCTTCATGTTCAATTAGTTTATCAATTAAATTTGGTCTGTCATACTTCATAAGTTAAACATTCTTTACTTTTTAACTGATACTGTAATATTAGTTAAGTGTGTTTTACTGCTTTAGTTGATATTACAGTATTAGTTAAATATACCTTGCATTTTTAACATTTCATGTGCAATTTACTAGGTATGTCGCTTGTGTTCGCCATTCATCCAGATACCAAACGCACCTGTCATAGCACCCATTACAACGCTTACAAATGCTGACTGTGCTGTTGTTGGGGCATCCAAGTTCATAAACCACTCTGCACAACGCCAACTCATCAGAGTCATTACCAGCATCATGAAGCGAGGTAATACTTTCCATTCATCTAGTATTACGGACATTATTTTTTACCAAAGAATTTTGTAGCCGAACGTACGCCAAAAGAAGCGGCAACGATGACTCCGACACTATACTGATACCACTCTGGCATTGATTCAAGTTGTGCGAATCCGTTTTTGACGACATCTTCCATCCCCGGAATAAAAGCAAGAATTAATGGAATGCTAAATAGAATTGTCAGCCACTCGTCTTTCCACGAGTTAGCAGACCCTTTAGCCATTTCAATATCCCAATCAATCTCGCCTGTTGCCTTTTTTTCCATGATAACAGCTTCCGCTTTGGCTTTCGCCACTTTAGCTGAAGCGTTCGCTTTAGATGTTTCAACTTTTCCATTTAACCATGTCCCTGCTAGTTCAGCTACTGGTCCTATCAGCAAGTTTAGCATATCGTTGTCCTATAATAAATTGTAACAGTTCTACGCGAGATTCCCAATCAGGTATATCTTCTCGCATAAGTTTGATGTTACATTCCTCTGCGAAATCGTGCAGTCTTTTTTGCAATTGATTTTGGTTGTCGTACAAATTGTTTTCCTGCACGTGTACCTTCTCGTTTAGCTTTAGTTGTAGCAGAATATTCAGCAGAGGATAAAGACTTAATTGCTTTCTCTGGTAAATAACGCTCACCTGTCTCACTGGAAGGCTTACCACTCTTAGTGCGCCACTTTTGTTTTGTCCACGCTTTCAGGCTTTTTTGTGATTTTGCTAGTGTCATACCTAAGTTATACCAGTTTAAGATTTAAATGTCAAGTTAAATCATACCTCTATTTTTCATTCCCCAATAAACCGATGCGCCAAGTATACCCAATCCAAGCAAACATGCTATGCCAATCACAACCCACTCAATAAACTTCTGTCTACGTTCACGCTGTCTGTATAGTGTCTCTTGTCGCTGCTTACGAATCTGACCTTCCATCTGAATCAGTTCGTCCCAAGCACGTGAACCTACTGTGTATTGTAGCCATTGCTTTAGTTCGTCACGTTGCTGCTGTGCTTTACGTTTAGCAGCGAAGGCTTCCATAGCCTCTTGTTCAATACTTTTGCCAGCAAATAACTTTTTAAAGATAGGAGGATTCTTTGCTTCTTTCTCTGCCTGTTCAATGTCAGACAATGCACTCATCCAGCGACCCAAGTCACCTGCCATCTGCTCAATGTCACGTCCTACAGCAAATCCCTTTTTGATAACATTAAATGCTGCAGAGGCTGTTGCCATTGCGGTAACGGGGTCCATTTAATATATCCTTACGTTGTCGGGGTTAACGTATTTGGGTATGCAATAAGCCGTTACCCTGTCTTCTGGGTCTATGTAATCTCTGTGATAATAGTTCCCATACCTTTTTGATAATTGTTGAGCAAAATAGTTGCAGTCATTTACACTGCGAAAGTACATGTCATTGCTAATTAACTGTCTGGTATCTCCTGTACCTAGATATACCAATAGCAGGAATACATGCAACATATCATTTGTAGCCGCCTCCTGCTGCCTTATACTCACGTGCTAACATTTGACTTTTTCTGGCTGACCACTGACCGGGCTTACCGCCTTTGCTGCCAGCCTTAATCTTTTCAAATAATCTTTTTCTTAGTGCTGGTTTAGTGTAGTTGCCAGCCTCATTAACTCTACTTTTGCTCTTCGTTTTACTGACCTTCGGTTTGCTACTTTTTCCAACTGCCCCACCCGCCTTGAGTTTTTGGCCTTTCGCCACGCCTTTAATTGTTCCTTTGTTGGCTGCTGCGTAGAAGATGTCTTCACCCTTACTCTCCCCATATTGCTTGGTCATGGCAGATTTAATTTTTTTTCCTTTTGTTGTTAGGGGCATCTCCTTTAACTCCGTTGTGGTAAGTATGATTCACGCAGTTTTACAATTACTGTAACTGCACTATTGGCACTAGCAAGACCACGTAGTTTATCATTTTTAAAAAGCCAAAATGGGTCATCGTTAATATGGACCATTGAATTGGCTTCAATGTCTACAGTCTCTGCAATCGTGAAATATGTGGTAGTTTGACTGTCATACCAGTCTAGGCTAAATGTAACTTTAGACGAACTAGCATTGCTAATAAAAATGCTATCTACTTCTGCTTCGTAGTTTGACGGTACAGTATAAATGTCTTGATTGCTTGTTGTCAGTTCTAATCCAACGGTGCGATTTTTAGTTTGCATATTATGCTCCGTTAGTTAAATCAAAGAAACTTAAATTGCCTAGTATGCTTCCTGTTCCTGTTAAGACACGAGCAGCTAAAGTAAAGACATCACTTACACCAGCCTGTGTTCGCCCTAACTGCAAAGCATAATTATATGTTAAATCTGAAGCAATGCTGGGCTGACCGCCCGGAAAAAAGAAAGAACCTTGTGAAGCATAGCTTACATCTACTATAGTTCCACCTGTCAAAGCTGTAGCTGTCACATCAAAATCTACGTGGTCAAATGTGCTTGTATCATAAGAAGCACCCGTTAGCGTTGCATTTTTAATAAGTGCTACTTCAAAGTCGTCCCCTGAAGAAGTAGCCAAAATATCAAATGCTCTAACCAAAACAATAGCGTCAAGATAACTGCTATTCAATTTTATAGAAACTAACGGCTCAAAAGATGTGCCGACAGATGTTGTAGAAGTTCTACGAGCAATATCAGATTGAACATACCGATTATAGCCACCTTCACTAATAACCGTAGAACAAATCTGTTTCATAGTTGCGGAGCTAGACAAAGTGCCTGTAGCCGTAATTTCGTAACGTATCGGCAAGATAGCCGTTTTCATATATACAGCAGTTTCTTCGTTTGCGTTATGAAACTTGTGGCATATTACAATTTCACCATCAATAATAAACCCACACCTTACTGTGCCAACACCTAACCACTCTTAATCAATTATTAGAATTTGTGTTTTGGTAACATCTAGCGTATGACCGCTAGGTCCAGTGCCATCCAGTTTATCAGTGTTCCAATTAGATTGTGTAACAAACCTTGCGTCACTAGAACTACCACTTGTTGATGTTCGGATTACAAAACGCTTGTCTGTATCGTTTTGTTCAAAATATACACCATCATTAGCACCGAAGTAACCAACCCGTTGTCGCAAATTAGATTGAGATGCAGCCATTGCAAACGTACACATCGTCATCAAAGACTTACCCGGTTGATAAGGAAACACTCGTTTTGTTTCACGAATAACCTCATCACCAGAAGCAGTAGTCACTGCAAGTGCCACACTGCTTTCATTAGGAAGATGTGTTGCCGTAGCAGAACCAGATGTGCTGCTATCAAACTGTGCATCAATACCAAAACGATTTTGACTGTCAAATATAGTAAAAGGTTCGCTTACACGTAGTCTACCAAACGCATCAATGTTGCCACCACCGAATGTGACTACATTGCCACCGCCTGTGCTTGTTAGGCGTGTATAGTTTGGATAACCTGTAATGCTCATCTGGACATATCCAGCAGTTTCTTATGCATACGCCAGCACATCTGGTCAATTGTGCCAAAGGGCTTGCCCATATAGAGAAAGCCCATTGCAGCCTGTTTAACCAAAATGCGTTTTAGGTTTGTAGCGTTTGTTAGGTTTTTTAGCATGTCGTCCGGGCCTTCTTATGCGTTTCTTGAGTGAATAGGTGTTAGCACCAAATGTTTTTGATTTAGATGCCATTATTTTTTCTTGGCGTAGCCACCCTTCATCATGTAGCCCATTTTATTACGTACAGGTGTGGGAAGTTTAGCAAGACCGGGATTGTCAGGTTTTTTAAGCATACCACCTTTTGCCATCTTTTGTGTAGACTTTTGTGTAGCTGACATAGATGCACCACAGTTAGCATACCCACCTTTGTTCATTTTTTGTTTCTTCATCTTTTTCTCCAGCTTATCTTTGGGCATTGATCCAATACCAATGGACACTACAGTTACCATGTCATCTTTTTTCTTAGCCATTATTTTTTGCCTTTTTTTGATTTGGTAATTACGCCACCTTTAGCACGACCTAACTCTTTATCGTGTTTACTTTTCATTTTACGAACATCACGAATAATCTTACCAAGTGCTGCAGTACCGCCAATAGCAGTTCCATGCGCTAAATAATTAGCAATGTCTTGCGCATGTGGACCAACCAAGTTAAATGTGTCAGCAAGCATAGACACAGTTTTTTTATTTACATTTGCTTGTGTTTTGGGTTTTTTAGGTGGTTTTTTGGTAGCCATTAGTACTTTCCTTTACGTGATTTGGGGCTAGACTTTGTACTACCCCCTTTGCCTTTCCATAAATGCCGACATGCCCAATATCGTGCAGTCAACTTATCATTTGCTGTGTCACACTTGTGTCTGGCACGAAATGATTTACGGGCTGCATCACTATAATTGTGACCATAACCCGTAGCACCAAAATGAATCAACTTAACCTTGTCACCGTCTT